AGAGAACAAAGAGAAAGCACCCATCCTTCCTTTTCCAGGGGGTAAAGATTGTTAAAGCATTTAGATTTATTTAGTGGCATTGGAGGATTTAGTCTCGGTTTAGAAAGTTCAGGGTTATGTGAAACCGCAGCTTTCTGTGACTACGAACCGTATTGTCAAAAAGTTTTAAAGAAGCATTGGCCACACGTGCCTGTGTATGGAAACATAAAGGAGTTAACGTATGAAAGACTTAAAGCAGATGGAATTAAAGATATCGACATCATCACCGGAGGATATCCCTGCCAACCGTTCAGTGTTGCAGGACGTAAAAAGGGTGAACAAGATGAAAGACACCTCTGGCCAGAGTATCTTAGACTTATCCAAGAATGTCGGCCGTCTTTCGTTATTGGAGAAAATGTTGGTGGACACATTAAACTCGGTCTCGACACCGTACTCACGGACTTGGAGAGTGAAGGTTACGCCACAACAACGTTTAGTATTTCAGCTTCGAGCATCGGCGCCAACCACCAACGGGAACGGATATGGATTATTGCCTACTCCAACGACCTCGGACGGTACGACTGGATCTATAATCGGGAAGGACGATCGATTCCGAATAACCAAGAATGGAACCTTACGCAAAGTGAACAAGAATGGCATCGACGGATCGATCGGGCTCGGGAGACTGGTGAAACTTTGGAGAACACCCGATGCGAACTGTGGCCGTGGTCCTTCGAGCAAGGAGAGAATGAAGATGAAGCTCGACAAGGGCATGCCGATCAGTCTGAACGATCAGGTAGCGCACCCGAATCTGATGTGGCCAACTCCGAGAGCTGCAGTGGGGATGAACATGCGCCTGACGGAGAACATGGCGAAGCTCCGACACAAGAGATATTTAGAAACGGAAGTCGCTTACCAAGAGAAGGGAAGTGGTGGTCAACTGAACCCGACGTGGGTCGAGTGGCTGATGGGGTACCCCAAAGGGTGGACAGACTTAAATGTTTAGGTAACTCGGTTGTTCCGATGATACCCTACCTGATTGGTCGAAGTATCTTGGAACTCTATGAATTTTAAAGTTATCCCGCTCACGCTTCGAGAATCGAACGAATTTGTTGACAAGCATCATTCTCATAATAAGCGTGTTCAGGGGTATAAATTTGCTATTGGAGCAGAATACCAGGGAAAATTAGTCGGTGTTGCGATTGCAGGCAGACCTGTATCAGCCACCCTCGATAATAAGAAAACCATCGAATTACTGCGTTCTTGTGTCTTAGACGACGCTCCGAAAAATACGAATAGTTTCTTGTATGGTCGTGTTTGGCGTGTTGCTGTAGCGATGGGTTATGAAAAAATGGTCACTTATACGCTTTTAAGGGAGCAGGGCAGCGCTTGTAAGGCCATTGGTATGAAGATAGTAGGCGAAACGAAAGATAGCTCGAGAGCGTGGGCATCGAAGCAAAAACGAGATGGTATTGAACGACAGGACCAGGACGTTTATCGAGAGAGAAAGTACCGATGGGAATTAGTCTAGGCTCACGGCTCGTGGCCCGTGGAAAATCTATAAACCCAGGCGAGGTTTATAGATTTTTAGATCCTGATGAAATTTGCCCTATTTGTGGCGATGATGCTGATTGGTGCGATTGTCCGTTAGGCTTTTGTATATCAAAAAATCACTATAATGATATTTTAGGGGTACTAAAAAAATTTTTTATTCAAGGGGGGTCGGTTTTTTCTGATATATTGATATACAAATTGAAAAAAGTGTTGATATACAACAATAATAGAGTGATTTTTGTATATCATTTGTATATCATTTTGATCAAAATATATCAAAATTTGATATACAAACGTCTAAAATACTCTATTAAGACACATTTTTAATAATATTATATTTATATACTACCCCTATTCTACCCTTATGGGGTTTTCAAATCCGATAAAATGTGCTATTTAATTTCTATGGGAGAAGTCCAGGAATTTCATAAACACGATCCTCATGCAAAAAATCGCATTGGTAATATTACTCCAAAGCAAGTAAATTTTGTTAGGCATCTAGTAGACAACGACGGTATGATATCTGCAGCTGAAGCCGCAAGGAGGGCTGGTTACTCTGAAAAAGCTGCTAAAAATATTGCCTGTAATCTCCAAAACCCAAGACTATTCCCACATGTTGTTAAAGCAATTGAAGAGGCTCGAGAGGAGCAGAGAAAAATATACGAGGTTAACAGGGAACGACATTACAGAGATTTGGCTAAAATTAGAAACATGGCATTGCAGGAAAATAATTTTTCTGCTGCTGTCCAGGCTGAAAAGGCTCGAGGGCAAGCTGCAGGTCTGTATATTGAACGAAAAGAAATAAGGCATGGTAGTATCGACGCAATGTCTAGGGAAGAAGTCGAAGAAAAGATCAATCAAATACTTGGCGAGAATGGGAAGCTTATCGAATTACTCCCACAAGAAGGTAATGAAGAAGAAGTCCACACTTCCGAAGACAGAACCTAACTTTCCTTGGAGAAAAGTTAGAGTCATTTGGAAAGACATCACAGGTTATTCAAGTCATCATACAGTTAAAGAAATGAACGAACTTCGAGCTCACACTATGATTACAGAGGGTTGGTTATATTCTCAGGACGAGCATTCTATTAAAACCTTTGGTGGTTATTCTTACGAAGACGGGGAATACTGTTTCTCAGATATTAATGTATTTCCTAAAAATTACTGTAAGATAAAACGCATATGAAAGCGTTATTTATTTGGTTGGTGGGATACTATTGTGTAGACTTGACTTGTTTCCAAATGCACAAGCCTTTACAAACTATTGAACAATGCGAATTAGAAATAAACAAACTAACCATCGACTTTGCAAAAATTTATGAGGATTACGGTGGTCGTTGGGAACTTGATTGTCATATAATGACTAATAAATATGTGGGACAAAGTTAATACATGAAAGGGCCTGAAGCCAAACTTTGGCAACGATTACACCTAAAACTCTATGATGTCTTCTGGACTCGAATAGAAAATTCTGCCTCAACAGGTATCCCTGACTTGTATGGAGCATGTGAAAAAAGCTCATTTTTTCTTGAGCTAAAATGCACTAAGAATAACTCTTTGAGAATTTCACCCACTCAGGTTTCTTGGAATTATTCTAATGTTTCCAATGGTGGACGTTCTTTTTTCCTAGCAGAGGCCCTCTTAGACAGTACACTATATTTGTACGGGGGTAAAAGTGGCAAGGATCTTGTAAAACATGGTCTAAAAACAGTTCCTATCGACACGTTCCACGCACCGTGGGACACGCAAAAGCTTCTGCATTACCTAAAATATCATAAATTTTAGTTTCCATTCTCCATTCTCCATTCCTGCTGCATTAGATGGTTCACGGGCCACGAACCACGGATCTCCCATCCCGGTTCTGCAGCTGCGTGAATCTCCATTCTCCATTCTCCATTGTTTTCTAGGGTTTTTTAATTAGGAGTTGCCATCTGGGATCTCCGCCTGGACAGCCTTGGTAGTTGATTTTCCATTCCATTGCCCGCAGAAGATAAGGGTTTTTCCTACCATCAGGATTCCAGGATCTCTATCCAGGCAGCGAGTTGCAGCTCAGGCCTGGCCAGGCTGTGTGAAGTTGCGTGTGAAAAAATTTCAAAAGAGGACTTGACAAATGATTATCCCATAATTATATTATTAATACGGCGTGCGTTATGTAAGTTAAAAGCTTCACCTAGCTAGGTTGTACGCCGAAAGAAAAAGGAGAACATATGACTGTCAAAGACTTAATCAATCAACTAAAGCAATATAATCCAAATTATCCTATTGTGTTTTACGGCTGTGACGAATCGCAGGACGAGTTGCATCAAGCACGATTGGAATCACTTCACCAACATCCTGATCACGGGGACTGTGGACAGGTGGAACTGACTTTGGAGTTAAAAGGATATTTTAAGGAGGTACAACCTAATGCCTAATTGGTGCAGAAATACATTAAACGTAAATCACAAGAACAAGGATAGACTTACAGAATTACGAGTTGCTGTCGCAGGAAGCGAGATGTGTAATTTCGTATTACCTGAGCCTGACTACAAAACGACACCTGTCGCCCATACCTTTCCCGAGATCCAAGCAAGGTTTGCAAAAACAGAAGAAGAAAAAGCAAAAGCCATTGCTAACGAGCCGACGATCCGTGAAGACAGTTGGTACGATTGGCGTGTGCAGAATTGGGGAACGAAGTGGGATATTGATATGACGGGCGAGGACATTCATACCAACAACGACGGATCTTTTTCCATCAGCTTTGACTCAGCGTGGTCGCCACCCATTGGAGTCTTTAAGGAACTAATTGAGATGGGTTTTCAGATTAGTGCCGAGTGGTATGAGAGTGGCATGTGTTTCGGAGGCGTCTTGACAAATGATGGACACCATGAATTTAATATACCTGACGGAAAGACGGCTACAGAAATCTTCAACAAGATTAAGAAACAGTGCAGGGAAGATAAAGCATTTGATGCTTGGGTAGAAGATTGGGGAATCTACGACGAGTATGATCAGCTATCGCAGGAGGAACAGGAGGAGAAGAAAAGTGCGAGCAACTAGAAGCACAGTAGAAAAAAGGTTGGCTTTTATCAGAGCCAACCTTGGTTTAGATTATGAGCTCCAATACTCATCAGCCTACAGCTACCCCTGTAAGATCGTGAGCCGTGGTGGATCTCATGACGAGTCGCAGAGGATGAGAACGAGCGAAGCCCTCGAGTGGTGTAATGGTTTCATCAATGCTTACTTTGCGTGTCAGGACAAGAAAAGTCCATTAATGGTTAGGAGCAGGTAGATGGCTTCTCCATTGCTGATTTTTTTGGGCCTGATGATCGTGCTGCCATTGCTTAACAGCAGATGGCAGCATCTCCCCCAGGTGATCCTCATGGCTGTGTTACTTTTGTCCATTGCTATGTTGGCGCCGAATCGAGTTCCATCGCTCCATTACCAAGCCATCCCGGTTCCAGGAGAGTTGCAGGACAGGGTGGCCACCTGGTCTCCAGGTGCAGCTGACGTTGCGGTAACGGATGTGGGCAGGGAAGATGAAGTAACATTAGTTGAAAAAAAGTTTGTCGAAACACTTGACATTTAGTAATCCCATAATTATATTATTAGAAGAAATTAAATAAGGAGAACTAAAATGGGCGATAGAGTATCAGTGCAGTTCAAGAACGGCGATTCAACTTCAGTTGTTCTTTTTCATCATTGGGGCGGTATGGACTTTGTAGAGTATACAAAGACATGGGTTAAAAATTTTCAAGCGCATGTTGTGGCAAATTGGGAACACAAAAACCATAGCACACCGATCACTCGTTGTGATGTTGATAATTTAATGGTGCAGTTTGTTGCGTCGTTAGGCAGACAAGCAAAGGACTATAACTTTAGTCAGTTGGTAAGCCATAGTATTTATCTCGGCAAAGATGAAAGAGATGGCGATAACTCAGACAATGGTCATCATATTATTGATGTTCAAGATTTGGGGAAGCAACTTGACTAGGTTAGTTTTTAATAATAGCGAGGCACTAAGATGCCTCGCTATCGGTACTCTTAAAGCAGACAAGTTCCGCATTCCCTATACTGAAGATCATACAGAGGAAAAGGGAGTTTTGTTTGTGAAGGATGAGGGGATTTATCTGATGAACGCATACGCAGGAGGCAAGCCTCCAAATGAATTGGGTACAGTTGCATTCGCAGAGTCTTACGATCCTAATAAAGATGAAGACGTTTGGGAGAGATCAAGACAAGCAGTAGGAGGCGACGACTTTGGTGAGTTCATTCCGTTGCCCGAAGTGGTATTAAGAGCGATCGTGATGCGTCAGTTGAATAAGCTTATCATTGATATGAATAGTGAGAGTTATAGTGTGGAGTTCGAATAGTCGAACTCCATTCCATCATTCCATTCCATTGCTCCATTCCATTAGCGCATTAGCTGAGTCCAGATCCGTGGGCCACGGGCAGCTGCAGGGCCTGACGGAGTGCAAGTCCAGTTGGAGCAGATTTCGGGCTGTCCAAGTAAGAGAGGAAAATTAAAAACATGTTTTATATAATCGGCATGAGTTTTGTTTTTGTAATTTTGGTAATTTTGTCTTTATAAAAAAAATGAAGTTATCCACAATTATTTATTTGCAAATCCCATAAATATAGTATTTAATAAATCTTGTGTTAAAGAAAATACAGAAAGGTAAAGAACTTATGGCACAAACTAAAACAAAAGCAGTCAGTCAAGTAAAGCTTGATATGACTAATTCAAAAGCGTTTCAAGAAATGATTTCTATTCTTGAAACAATCAAAGAGTATAAAGCTGATGTCAAAATGCTTTCTACTCAATTCAATAACATGTTAATACAAATCGGTATTAACAAAGCTGATCTTGAAAAGACAACGACCTTTTCAGCGCCTTACTCTCGTAAGGATTTGATCGCTAAAATAACCAATGTTAAAACTAACGATCTTGAAAGTATTCATCATGCTTTAATTAGAGGTGGTTATCCAAATGGGTTAGAGCATTTCAAGATCACATCAAAGAGAGTAGAGTTCGACTATGCCTAACGATCTAACTACTCGTATTAATAATTTAGTTCAGCTAGGTACAAACCTAGCTGAGCAAAACCCTCAGAGATTAAACAGAGTTAATCAAGATGCAACGAACGTAGACTATAAAAAAATATGTCAAGTTCTTGAATATGAAATCTTTGAGTACGTCGGTAGAAATAAACACGACGCCAAAGTGCAGGAATTCTCTATTAAACTTGCACAGACTTTAGCGCAATATCTCTAGCGCTACATGTGGGGGCATCAGCCCCCACACAATCCCCACATCTAGGTACTTACGCAATCGCTATCGCCTCGGCGCATCTCCCTTGACTCGATTGCGCTTTGCCCCTATAACTTTTATAAAAGACTTTAGTTTTGCAACATATTGACAAACAATGGCAGTAAATTTCAAGGACTACTCAACTGACGAGTTAAAGGTTCTTTTAAAGAACTTAGAGATTAAAAAGTTAGAGAACGCCCGTAACAATTTTATGGATTTTGTAAAAATGGTATGGCCTGAGTTCGTATATGGTACAGGGAACCCTAGGGTACCTGGGCACCACGAAATTATAGCAAAGAAGTTTGAATCGATTAAGGACGGAAATTTAAAGAGACTCATTGTCAACATGCCACCCCGTCATACAAAATCTGAATTTGCATCTTTTTTATTTCCTGCATGGATGATGGGAAATTTCCCGAAGCTCAAAATTATTCAAACAACTCATACAGCAGAATTAGCTTATCGTTTCGGAAGAAAGGTAAGGAATCTTATGAACGAAGATATTTTTAAAAAAATTTTCCCAGACGTCGAATTACGAGCAGACTCACAGGCCGCGGGCCGTTGGGAAACGAATCACGGCGGTGAATACTTTGCTGCAGGTGTGGGTGGTGCCGTCACGGGTCGTGGTGCGGATTTATTTATTATTGATGATCCTCACTCGGAACAAGATGCGTTGTCCGAGACAGCAATGGAGAATGCTTACGAATGGTATACCTC